CAAAGACGACACCAGTAAGCCCTGTGAGAATTGCGGTAAGCCCTGTTATGACCATGAGTTGTTAGCCAAAGAAGACACTGATTGGTGTTTGAATTGTAACGATGAATACTATAGGAAGGGTTGGTCGGAAATTAAAATGGGTATGTGGTGCATGGAACAGATGGCCAAAGGTATGGCCGTTGCAGTAATTACCCAAGACAGAGAGGAATAGATATGGATGAATACGATAGAGCAATCATCGGACTGGCAGGTATAGCAATAGCGCACATAGACAACGGTGACATAGACAAAGCAAGAGCCACGATGTTAGGACTCATAAATTCATTAGAAGGACAGGTGGAAGCATGAACATATTTGTATTAGATAAAGACCCAGCCCAAGCCGCTAGATACCTAGACGATGTTAGACTACCCAAGATGTGTGTAGAGTCAGCACAGATGATGGCATCAGCCCTGCGTAGGCATGGTGCTACTGATGAGCAGATGCCACTTACCAAAGCAGGTAAACCATACAAAGGAGGCTACAAACATCATCCATGCACAGTGTGGGCTGGCGACAGTCGTGCTAACTTTGTATGGCTTGCTCTACATGCAATTGAGCAGTGCAAAGAATATACTCGAAGGTTCGGTAAAGAACATGCTTGTTACGGACCAATCAATCACATGGCTCGTATGTGGAAAACTGCTAAGTTTGAGGAGAACTACATGACACCATTTGCACAGGCTATGCCAGACGAATACAAATCCGATGACGATGTGGTCAAAGCCTACAGGTCTTACTACAAGTCTAAGGAACACAGCAAAGGCGGTGTTAGATACATCCGAGCAGATGTTCCTAATTGGTGGGAAGTGGTTGCTTGAGTGCATTCGACCAAGAGATTAAGTGGCGTGTTCCGTCAACCACTGCTAAGTGGAAAGGAAAGGCTGAGATAGTCATGAGCGTTGCTACTCCTAAAGGTCGAGGTAAGACTGCCATTGATATTAGAACTAGAAGAACAATAGAGCATCCGAAAGGTGAAGGCTTTACGAGAGAGGGCGTAAGGTTGTCACTTGAAGATACAAGCACTCTAATCAAAGCATTAACACATACCCTCAAAGAACTGAGGGAAACGAATGGTATCAATTAGTGATATGATAGAGCAATTGGAAGTGAAGGCTTCTAAGTATGACAGTTTATTAAGTGACTTAGGTGAACTCTTATCTAAGCATAGCGCAGAAGTAATTTCTAAAAATAAATTAGATGTAGTGACTAAACACAGCGATAAACCTAAGAGAAATTATCTTCTATGGAGATGTGAATTAAATGATTATAATAGAACGATGAAACCAAGAGGTATACCTATACAGACTGGATGCGGTAAATGGAGTATCTTTTCAACTAAAAATAAATTTTCTGACAATAAAGAAATAATGCCTACTTGTCGATACTGTGGTCGCAAAAAACGCCTCACACTATCTACTCCTAATGTATATCAATTTAACAACCGTGAGGATGCTTTAAAGAAGCAATATAATTTTGGAGGAAACGATTGATGCTACTGGCTGAGGCATCTCAGATATCCGAAGAACTGCGTAACTATTATCGCAACTACATGCGAGATAGTGAGAACCGTTCTCAATACTTTAACAAGTTGATAGATACAGTTAGCCTCGCAGTGCGTGATTCTATAGATGACTTGAACCAACTAATAGATATGTTCTTCCCTTCCTATTCTAAATATCCAAGACAGTATGTTTCTTTTCGAGACCTGAGAGACGATGTATGCAAGAAGTTGTCAATCTCTCCTTTGGTTTGGGATGAAGCACTGGCAGGTAAACCGATGGTGCCACTGTTAGCACTTGAATCCCCAGAGTACGGAGGCGACGGATTGACCGTCAAGCAAGGACTCAATCTAATGTCTCGAATAAAAGACCTAGGCTTCCTCGAAATTGCCAGCAAAATAAATGAGAAAGAAGCATTAGTATTCTGGGCGAGAGCCACAGGTGAAAGACCACCCATCCCTATCAATCGCTTTTTACAAATAATATCCTATGTAGTTGGCGAGAATCCTCAAACATTACAATCAATCAATATCCTACTCCAAACGATGCTACCGGCAGAGATAGCACAAAGAATGATTGGTACTCAGAAACCAATCGAAGTAAGAACCATGCAACCGGGTCAGCCATTTGTTGGTCCGGTTTACAAAGCATGGGACAAATTCACAACTCCTACAGATGTATTTGTAGAAGTGATATCCAATTCAAGAAGATACTTACACATCACTGAGTTTCCAAAGGGTAACTTCAAAGGTGTTCTTTATGATAGGCATCGGCAACTTATGGGTAAGCCTCTCAGCCTACCTATTGAACAGGAGGCTATCTTAGAAGTAGAAGTAGATGGGTTGGATATTAAGTTCGTCACTGATATATTGTCGTTAGACAAAGACTGGGATATTCACAAATCAGATTATAGGGACAGGGTGAATAAGTTGGAACAATTGAATTTAAGTAAGCCTGTGAAATCTGGTAAGTTCGTTTCTAACGCTACCGATTTTACTAATATGTTAGAGACCATAGAGCCCACTGAAAGACTGAGGCTTACTAACACTGACGGCATAGTTGCCGGAGGGCAAGGTGGCTGGCTAGTAATGAAAGACGCATTCCACATACAGTTGCTCGTTAACGCAGTAAAGCGTGACGAAGAATATGATACCTTCGTAAGATTATCTGCATTAGACGGTTATGAGAGTTATGAAGTCGGGCAAGTTAAATTAACCGTCTCGGTTGCACAACATCTCCGTCAAAGGTTGGCACAACAGGGAGTGCTTGCTGGACAAGACTGGTTACCAGTTGACGAATATGGAATGGTGGTAGTTATGGAAATGAAAGAATTTTCTTTACAAGACCTTTCTGTCACTGATGGTGATATAAAATACCTTGATGATGACTTGGGATTTTCCGATGTTTCTCAACTAACAGACTTGATAGAAATGAGTGACTGAAATATTGACTATATAAAGAACTAACAAAGGATGGGAGATGATTAGAATGAACCTACGAGAGAAGTACAGACCACAGACCTTAGCAGACCTAGCAGGATGCTCTGAGTTTATTACTTCTGCTGAGACATGGACAATAGAAACATGCCCTGCCAACATTCTACTTGTTGGCCCTCCCGGTGTCGGTAAGACCAGTGCTGCCATTGCTTTGGCCAAGGATTTACTTGGAGAGTTCTTTAACTCGGTCAACTTTAGAGTTACTAATGCAAGTGACGAAAGAGGTATTGACGCTGTCAGAGAACTAAAACAGATTAGTAAGAGCAAAGCACTTGGTGCTAGTAGACGCATCGAGTTCCTAGATGAGTTTGAAAGTTTCACTGCACCTGCTCAAAAAGCACTTCGTCAAGTAATGGAAGAAAGTCACAAGAACACTATCTTTATTCTGACAGCCAATGACATTGGTCCTATTCACAATGCAATCAGAGACCGTTGTCTTACATTCGTGTTCAACCCTATTGACCCTTATGATACTGAAAGATTAGAGATGATTGTCAATAAAGAAGAAATGCCTAAACATTGGAAAAATCACTTACCTAACTTAATCAAATTCGCTAACGGCAGTCTAAGACAGTCGATAGATATACTTGATAGTCTACCTAAAGAAGCAATCGCTCTTGAGGATAGAATACGGAAGGATGGAGAGTTTCTAAATAAAGCGGCACTTAATCTGATGAGTTCAGATTATACTAAATTGACCGCTTATCTCAAGCAAGCCATAGAGTCGGGACAAGGGCGATTCTATATACTGAAAGGTTTGCGCTTTCGTGCCAAGTCGCTTATGGAAAGCGAAGACGATTGGTACAATTTCATGTTCACTTACGGAGAGTTTGTTATGATGGCTCAGCAATGGCCCGATGATGACTTGTCGTTTGTGGAATACTTTGTAGCAAAACTAAAGAAAAATATGGAGGAATAATTATGGAAGAAAATAATGGAACCAAATGGCCAGAAGATGTGATTGAAAGACTGAATGGGTATGCTGAGCGAACCGGCATCAAGTTGGGGGAAGCCGCCAACAAATTCAACAAGTGGTTGAAAGATGAGTTTGCAGTAGAAAATCCATTCGATGAAGACCCATTTTATCTAAGTCAGTGGAGTGAACAATTCGTGATAGAGAATAGAAACGAAAGTGCAGGTCGTCAGCAAGACACTATCACTTATGTCGGCATGTTTATTGGAATTGAAGACACTGAAAGAGATAACCGAAAGGGTATGTATGACAGAGCAATCAACATGTTCAAAACTAACAGAGATAGAGCAATTGACGAAGGTCACATTGGTATTCTAACTGCTAAATCTGGTAAGTGGCACCTCAATGGTAAAGAGACAAACGACAGGGTTCAAGGTAGTGACCTACCTTGGTACGGCTTTGAGTTTGACGACATGATTCTGTGCCTAATGGCTGAAAGAAACAACGAAAGAAAACCCATTGCACCCACTAGTATCAGTAGAACTGCTTACTTCTTGGGCTCACCGGAAAGTGGTGGTGACATAAAGAAATGGTCAATCAGCCTTCAAGGAAAGTCTATGAACGCTGGTTACGAGAAGTGGGTAGCGAGTCGAATAAAGGTAGTAGAGCCCAAGAACAAAGACCAAGACATTTTGTATACCAATCGCAACTTCCACGAAACAGTTGAATACACTGACTCTTGGCTACCTGAGCATCTTAGAGTAGCCTTTAGCGCAGAGAGACTTCTAATCAACGGTGACATGCATGGTGAGTATGTAGAGTTAGGTAACTTACTTGATGCTCACGCAGCAAAGAAAATCACTACAGCCAATGGTATGACAATCAACCCTGTCGTAATCACATATGGTTCAATTACTTATCTGAACAGAGAGCCGATGGAAAGCGAGTATGACCCGACTGGTCGCTCGTATCGTCTCAGCATCTATCGCCAGAATGTAGACCCGGTGACAGTCTGGGTATCTGGTAGAATGCACGATGAAGACAGAGTGTTTGAATACAAAAACGCAAGGGGTGAATGGGGTCACTACAATGAAAAGACCAATGTTATCGTAGTCGGTAGATTGAGACTACGACCATTCAACAATGAAATGCAACCAAGCCTATCAGCGCTTGGTATTTACATTCCACACAGAACTGCTCGCCCTGCGGGTGGAAGTGGGAACACAAGCCTAAATCAATTTGGAGGAGATGAACAATGAGTGGATGGGATGCATTACTAGGAGACGAAGCACAGCCAGTAACTACAACTCAGCCGGTTGCACCAGCAGCCGCTGAGCCTGTGGTTCAAGAAAACATAGAGCAGAATATTAAGGAGAAGTTAACTCCTGAGACCTCTACTGAATTTATCAGTAGGTTCCCTGCTATTGCACAGGAAATGAAAGAGCAAGCGAAAGCGCCTGCTATACAACCTAGTGCTACTTTCATGGGCGTAGTTGGTCACGAAGGTACTGGTAAGACTGGTCTGGCTATGGATGCTCACAAGCATAAGCATGGAGATTCTCTATGTATTGTAATTGACCACGATAACGGTGGCCTATCTTGTAAGCAGGCTCACTACAACAACGACCCTGCCTTCCGTATATTCTCGCCTTGGGTTATGCAACAGGAAGACAAGACTGCCTACAACTACTTACTCAGTTACAACCGAGTCATGGAACTTGCTAAGTTTGCTGTAGAATACGCAGAGAATCAGTACAAGCCGGGCTTTGAAGGACCGATGCTCAAATCATTCATCGTCACTGGCGTTGACCAGTTTGATGAGATGTGTATTACCTGTATGAAGATTTACGACTTGGACATGACTGCTACTAACGCTGTCGAAGCCAGTCACTCCAAACTCAACGCCGAGATTGGTTGGAACTGGAATATTCGTGCTACAAGATTCAAGCAACTAACTGCTCAGTGTCAAAAACTGAACAGACTAGGTGTTGATGTCTATTGGGAGACTCATCTTAAAGAAGACAAAGATGGCAAAGTAGGGTTTGACGGATGGAAGTTTGCTTGGCATGCCAGTGGTAACAAAGACCTGTTCCAGATACTATGGTGTAAAAACAAGTATATGAGAAACAATGATGGTTCTTTGACTGGCGAAGTTAGATACACTGCTGAGTTCTTCAAGCAGAAAACTAACCCAAACTTATTGAACCAAGAACGACTTTACTTCGTAACTAAGAAGGGTGAAGATGCACAGTGGTACGGTTTACCTGAACTAAGAGACGGTGTAATCTGAGGTGATTGGCTTGGTTAGTTTCACAATCGACAAAGATAATTTCAATCACTTTATCGGGAGTTTTGGTAAAGATTTGGCAGACATTGCTATTGACGCCAATGTCGGAAGTATCTCTGCGGCGGTGGGTAAATCTACGCATTATATCTATAGAAAGATAGACTGCGGGGTAGAAAAGGGTGGTAAAGTATACATCACTGACATCCCCAAGTTGAAATCCTTTCTTAGTAATGTGAAGTCAAAGGATTTAGAAATTAACCAAGAAGGTAAGACAGGTACGCTTCATGTAAGGTGTGGTAAAAGTAGTTTACAATTACCGACCTCTTCACATATAGAATCACAGAAGAGAGTCGGCATTATGCAGAAGGCTATCGAGCAATCCAAGCAGAGCATGTGGCGTATGTGGTTTAACAGTCCGTTGACGCATCATGCTACGCTCAACTCACTTGAATTGAAACCGGCAACGGGCTTCAAGAAAGTCTTAGGTGACAAGTATTCTTGTAAAACCGAATTCGATTCAGACGGCTCAGAGTTTATCGTAAGAGGTGGTAAATCAGCAACGGGTAAGATGTTCGTCAGAGCGACCTTAACGCAACTCGAAGCACCTGCTACATCAGCAAGGTCGGCTTTTGATAAGTGGCTACCTGACTTATTATCTAACATACCTAACGGTGATGTAGAGATTCACACTGCTAACGAAAGCGTGCTGATTGTAGTGCAACCAAGCACAGATTTCACCATGATAGTCATCGACCAAGAATACGAGGAGGACTGAATATGACTAACTACATACATACTAATCACCAAAGGCGAGATGTCTGTTGGCTATGCGGCGGCAGACTCATTTGGGGCGCAGACTTTGACGCAGAAGACTACGGATACGAGGGAGATGGTATAGTGGCAACGCTACAATGCTCATCGTGCGGTGCTGATGTGACTTATGTTTTGATTAATGAAGAGGAATAGATATGATTCGTGAATGGTTAGATTTGTTATTTAGACTGATTACCTTTGACTGGTGGGATTGATATGATAATTGATATCTTCAAACCAGACCCTACAGGTCCCGACCATATCTACAAGAGATGGCGTGACGCTGAGGGTAATTTGATTGAAGAAACTGTTACCGACTTCGAGCCTTACTTTTGGATTTCAGCCAATACTTCTAAGCAAATCGCTAACTCGGTCATCGACCAGTTTCCCGGCTCTCGTATAGACTGGGAAGACAAAGCGGTTGGTCTTAGAGACGATGAACCCTTAGTCAAGGTATATGCATACAGGCAATCAGATGTCAAGAGTATGGCCGCCATGTTCAGAAAAACATGGGAAGCAGACCTCAGTTTACAAGACAGATATCTGATAGACAATGTCAAAGAAATGCCCGAATGGAAACCGAGAGTGTGGCACTTCGATTTAGAGTGGGATGTCAAGACCAAAGAAACCACGGTGATGGCGGTCATAGACAACTACAACAATCGCCATGTGGCTTTTTGTTGGAAGAAGCACAATCCTAATGGTCTACATGATAATGATTATCAATTAGAGAATAAAATCGTAGAGTATGAAGTCGACGGAACTATTCAAGAGTTTACCTATGACAGATACCTTTACGGTTCAGAGCAAGAAATGCACGATGCCTTTCTTTACTACTTAGACGAATGTAATCCTGATGTATTCGTAGCCCACGCCATAATGTGGGCTGACTTACCTCACTTGATTGATAGACTAAAGCGATTCAGAAAACTGAGTCCTCTGGGTAGAGTTATGAAGCCTATGAAAAGCGGTGCTTATGACTATGTAGCCCAGCCTATCGTAGGTAGGTTATGCTTTGATACTGCTGCACCAGTAAGAAGCGGTAGCGGCTTTGAGCGTGTATGGAAGGATAGTGGTCAGCCACAACTTAAGAATTTGAAATTAGACACCATCGCTAAAGCCTGTAAATTGGGTGGTAAGTTTGACATGGATGTCAAGACAGGTTGGACAGAAAGGTTTGATGACTATGTTGATTATTGCATGCAAGATACCTTATTACTGAAAAAGATAGACGAAGGTAACCATGTACTAAATTTCTTTTTATCGCTACAAAGATTATGTGGCGTTTCTTTTGAATCGTGTCATAATGTCACACGGTTCGCCAAAGGTCTGTTGAACAGACGAACACACTGGAAGGCACCGAGTCGCTCTATGCAAGAGAAGCAAGAGTATGAAGGTGCTTTCATTCCACCTCCCAAGCCCGGTAGATATGAGGGTGTGGCTTGTGTAGACTACAAGGGCTTGTACCCTAGTATCATACTGAGCCATAATCTATCGTGGGAGACCCAAGTTCCCAAGCACATGGCAGAGGAAGACAATGTTAGACAATTACCTGATGGTACTTGTTGGAGACAAGATGTCCCTGCACTGCTACCTAAGATTGTTACGGAGATGTTTGAACTCCGTGACAATTACAAAAAGAAAATGCGAGAAGCCCCCACTGAAAATGAGCGAAACGGATGGAACACATTACAACTTGCAGTAAAGCGTGTAATGGCTTCCTTCTATGGTATGACCGCCAGTGCTTACTGGGGCTGGTCAGATTTTGACATAGCGAGTGCTATTACAGCCTGTGGTCGAAGAGCAATTAAGGCTCTAATGGAAGAGTCAGAAAAGGCCGGTTACAAGGCATTGTACGGTCACACAGACTCTGCCTTTGTCGAAGTACCTTTCGATGAAGCACCCGCTTTAGCCAAGCATCTAACTGAGACCATACAGCGTGACCATGAAGCGAGCCATCTCATTGTAGAGTTCGAGGCTTACATGCCTTACTGGATTGTCGGCGGTAAAAATCTGTACTACGGTATCTGTTCTTGGCCGCCAGAAGACGAAGGTAAAAAGAAGTCAGCAAGATGGGGTAAAATCAGCACTTTGTCTCCGATATCGAAGGACTTGGAAAACGATATACTCACTGCTATCTGCACTGGGGCTGACGAAGAAAAGGTCATCAGTATAGTAAGACCGTTGGCTAAGAAAATAAAGCGAGGAGATGTCGATATAAAGGATATCTCTACTACTACTAGACTACAGAAAAGGTTGACAGAATACTCAGATACTGCTGGCGGCGCTGTTAAAGCGGCTCGGTATTACAATCAACATATAGTCGGGCGTAATCACTTTGGGGAAGGAGACAGCGTAGACTGGGTATATATTGCCAAGCCGAAAGACGGTTTACCTTCTACTCCAGTAGTCGCTTACGAAGATGTCAGAGAACTAGACGGTTTCGTAATAGATTATGATTTGATGGTTGATAAAATTGTCAAAGACAAAATAAAACCTATATTCAGAGCCTTAGATTGGGACTTAGAAAGAGCAAGCGGGGCGGCGATGCCTAAACAATATTGGTGATAAAATGAGCAGAATAGAAGACGAAGTATGTAAGAAAATTCAAGGGAGAGCAGAAGTCGGTAAAGCGAAGTACGGCGTTACTATGGAGACTGCACCTTTGTCTAGGTTAGAATGGCTTATCCACGCCCAAGAGGAAGCGATGGATTTGGCTGTCTACCTACAAAAAATAATCGAGGAGGAATCAGAATGAGCGATAGAGATTGGAGTGCCTACGCTAAATCTACTTATCAGTGGGAGCCGGGACATGAGAAGATGCTCCGTATCACCAAGACTAGCCTTACCAGTGACTTTGATTTCTGCCCTAAACAGTATGAATACAAGCGTATTCATCGTTTACCAGAGCCATCGACAGACGCTATGACAAAGGGTACAAATGTACACGACGCTATAGAGTTTTATTATGACAATGTCATGCCAATAGTAGGTGAATTACATACTCTTGTACAAAGAGACAAGATGAAAGAAGCACTTGAACTGGCTAAATCCATTTTACCTGACAAAGAATATCAATTGGGTGAACAACCGTCGATTGATACCAGAATACACTGGGACTTACAGAGATTGAAGCATGTAGGAGTAGATGACTATTTACCTATTATCAATGAATCTGAGATACACGCTTATATCGAAGAAGAGATTGAATTCAATGGCGAAGTACACACTATACCGATTCACTATGCGGGCAGCATTGACCGTGGTTTCAGCGAAGAAGAAGGCGGCGTAGCCATCATGGAATTGAAAACAGGCAAGTGGGTTCAAACTAAAAGAAACGATGAGTGGAAAGACTCAGATTTCAAAGTAAAGTCTATGAGAAGAGAAATGGCCTTTTACAAGAAGTTGCTAAAGTTGGCAGACCATCCTTTACAGGATGTGACGCACTGGGGTTGGGTTTACCCATCAGGTACAGTAGAAGGGCTAGACTCTCTTAACAAATACGGCTATGAACAAAGAAGCATCAACAAAATATTTTATGAAAAAATCACTAAGCGTATGGATACTACATATACTAAGCAAATTGACAAACTGAAAGTAGGTTTGATTACGGCTTATTTGACTGGTGATTTCCCTACTAGTTCTAGTGCGGGCAAGTGCGCTTGGTGTAGTTTTAAAGAAATCTGCCCGGCATGGGAAGGAAGTGACAATCCACAAGAATATTTGGATAATTATCAGGAGGAAGAATGATGGATAAAGGGATGGTAAGCCGTTTGATAGAAAAAATGATGACTATGGTTGTAGACAGAAATGTAGAAGTTAACTTTTCTCATTTAGGTAAAGGTAACGACTATAGTATCGCTATTCAAACATCGCTATACGAGTTTGACGAGAATGTACAAGGACCGAAGGGGCCCATGTACATCACTCTGAACAACTATCTTTTACAAGATACGGGCGAACTAATTAGCACCATAGACAAAATCATCGAAAGCAGGAAGTGAAGCCTTGAAAATAACATTTGATTTTCCAAGAGAGGTAATGGAACTTGGAAATGAGAATGGTAGGGGCTTCCGTAAAATCGTCAGAAGTAGTGGCGACTTAGAGAGATATTGGGCTGGAAAAAACGGCGTGTCTAACGCTTATATGACGGTTTACGGTTATCGTGCCACGAAGCAACCTCATAACAACAGGGTAGATTTACTCACCCCTATAGTAAGGCACTTCGTTATGGACTTCGACCCTAAAGACTTTCGACAAAGGAGTAGACCTGATGTTGACCCAGAGAAAGCAATGGAACAGACTAAGACTTTGCATTATTATTTACTCAAAGAAAATATATCTCACGCTGTATGGTATAGCGGGGGAGGATTTCATGTATGGGTGGGGTTAGATAAGCCTTACATGCCGAGTAACGGTAACCACTTGTCTGCTATCAAAGATGCAGGTATGCAGGTTGTCAATGACTGGATAAAAGATATGAACTTATTTTGCTCTGACCCTGCTGTTCCTTTCGATACCAGCGGGATGATTAGAATACCTAACTCGTACAATTCCAAAAGAGGTTCGTGGTCGATACCATTAACCACTAACGATTTAGAAAGAGGACTAGACCACATTATGGTCAAGGCACTTAATCCTAAAAACGGAGTGATTAGTTATGGCGAAAAAGGACTTGATTTAGTTATCAAAGAATCGCACAAAAAAGCCAATGTTTTCAACCCCAAATCGAAGCCAATTGATTTACCAACAGTATCAATGGATGGTGTCATAATATTACCATGCTTAAACTCAGCAGCATGTCGACAGGGGAGTAACCCTAGTCACGATGCTAGGGTACAGTTAGTCAAGTATCTGGCTAAACGGTTGAGAAATTTCATACCAGTTGAAAGAGTAAGTAAAGAGAAAGTCAAAAAAGACACAGAAACTATCATAGATTACATTAGAACATTAGAATGGGCAGACTTTGACGAAAGGACAACCAGATATCAAGTTAGCACAATTGTTGGCACAGAGTATCCTCAGACCTGCTCTATGCTTTACAAAAAAGGTATGTGTTTGGGTAAATGTAGATATTGGGATAAGACTGGCGCTATCGAGGAGGAAGAGTGATGACATTGCACTATTGTGAGATTTGCGAAAAGCGTGTCAGGGCCACCAAAAGTATGAGAGATAGATACAAATCTATCGAAGACCCAGTTATTATCTGCCAAGTCTGTAGGTACAAGAAACTAGTTCCGAGAAATCTTCTATGCACACGGACTATCAAAAGTGGTAGACTGTGCAACGGTGTAAGGTTTGATAGAAACATAGACAAGTGTGCATTATGCAGGAGGAAGAGTTATGAGTAAATCTCCTCTAATAATTGACACTAATGAAAGAGGACCTCTTCATGATGCTGTTATTCGTGCCGCTGAAAGAGAAGGCTTCTCAGTAAAGAAAGAGCATTTGCAGGGCATGGGAGATTACAAAGCAGGTAATGCTCACATAGAGTGTAAAAGTATATCCGATTTGATTCAATCTACATTCAAAGGTCATCTACAAAGACAGATAGAAAACTTGGATGCTAACTGTGACAGAGTAGTTTTGCTGGTACACGGTGACATTGCTAAGTATGTCGCAATGTGCAAAAACCAAGGTAGACCTACTAGTTATCCTAAAGTTTTAGACATGATGTTAGGTATATTTGCACGACTTACAGCGGATTTTGATTGTCATATTTATCGAGCAAAAGACTACACTGAAGCAGGTATTTTCATAGCCAAGTTACATGCTAAAATGAACAAACCTGCTAGCAAGCATGGTGCAAAAGCGATAACAAGAGTGAGCACTAATGATGTACGAGCAGATATGCTTGTTACAATACCGGGCTTTGGTCCAGATTTAGTGGATAAATTACTTGAAAAATGTGGGTCTATTGAAGAGATGTTGTTTCCCGAATCACTTAAACAAGTGAGAGGGTTAGGAACAACTCTGCGACAAAGATTACTAAATGTACTGACATCCGAAGAACCGATTAGGATTCAGAAAACATACAACAAGAGAGGGAAAGGAAATGATGGAACACAGAGCAGATAAGTACGATTGCGTGAAACAATACCCTATACTGAAAGGGTATCTTGAGCATTTTAACCAAGTGAGTAAGAATAATGAGATACCGGGCTTGATATCTTTCTTTTTCATACTGGGTCAAGCGGCAGTGCCTTATGTCAGGATACCTGTCGGAGGTAGTAACCTTGACCCAAGAGTTAGTATATTCTGGATTCAAGATACTAGGACAGGTAAGTCAGCAGCGTACCAAATCATAGAAAGAGTGCTAAAAGAATCAGGAATGAAAAGCGAAGACTATAACTCTGGTAACGATGCAGCCTTAGTTGGTACACTAATCCCTGACCCTGAATTTGAAGGGCCAGTAAGAGACGCACCACAAATACCGAGGCCGGGTATATTGGCTGGTCGAAAAGGACTTAACTTCGATGAGGGTAGTGTAATCTTGAAGTCTGGTCAACATAATGAAAATACTACCCTATTCTTACAATCAGCACTAAACTCAGCAGGTACTGGTCGTAACATACTTACTAAGCACATGGCAAGAGACACATTCAGTGTCAAATCTGAGGTATCTCTATGGATAACTACATACCCTCCGAAAGGTATCAAAGAGCATGTTCTTGACAAAGGTATTTTCCAGCGTGTTTTGACATACTGGAGGCATTGGACTCTTGAAATGAAGAAAGATATCAATCAATTATTAGCGGAGGCTGTTTACAATATACCGACATACACTGTATCCTTTGAAGAGGTCGTAACTTTCTTTGAGGACATGAGGCGTAAACTGAAAAGAAGAGTGCTGGAACTATCTGACATTGCGCCACTTGAGTGGGATGAGATGTCAGAAGAAGACCAAGATGTAGTAGTGGGTAACTTGAAGCATTTAATGTTCCAGCCAGACGAAGCCTATGTACCAGCACTTATGTCAGCCATTGATGATTATTACAGCGCAGTAGAAGTAATGAGTCCCGATAAACAGGGTATATGTTCTTCCTTTATCATGGGTCTACAGAACTACACCAATGTACTAGCACATCATATGGCGATGATTGAAGGAACATGGGTAGTCAGAGGCGACCACATTGACATGGCTAAAGAGATACTTTTAGACTTGTACGGTAACTTGATTCAATGGCTAGAGTCTGAAATAAACATCGGTGCCGGTGCTAGTGAAAAGAAGAAGATGGAAGGTTACTGGATTAGTGCATTCGGTCAAGCAGAAAAGTTTGACTTTGACGACACTAGAGGTCACGGATGGGCTAAGAAGAAAGAGGTTATGGACAACTTTGGTAAGATAGCAAACTACAGTAGTCATGCTTCTATCAATGACAAATTCAAATTATATGGCAAAGAAATATTCAAAGATACTCGTGAAGGGGCGAGGATATTTATTAGGCTAAACAAAGATGTCAAGCAACCGAAAGGTGGTAACTCATGAGTTTCTGGGATATAGAATGTATATGCTGCGAAAGTGTATTAGGTGATAATATCGGAGGCTATTTCATGGGTCACAAGGGTAAGAAGAGGATTGCTGTCTGCGATTGGTGCCTATCTTGTATGTCGGGGGATAACTGATGAAGATGCTAGCGCTCGACATAGAAACTGCTAACTTTAGCCACGATATAGGTGGTTTTGGTCAGACGCATTTATTCGAGCCTACTGTAGTAGCCACATGGGATGGAAATCAAGGCGTGGTATATTCCAACGAGTCGGTTTCTAAATACTTACCAGAGGGTACTGTAGTCAAAAAAATGCATCCTGAGATAATAGGAGACGACTTAGCCAAGCATGTCAGCGAAGGCGGTATGGTACTAGGTCATAATTTGAAAAACTTTGACTTACCTATTATCAGAGATGCACTTGATTGCTACACTGTTGGTGAGATAATGAAAAAATCCACCGAGCAGGTTTTTGATACATCTGTTTTGCTGAAAAGTATAGTGGGTCACGCAGTGCCCTTATCAGATGCCTGTTATCACACTTTGAACAAAGGTAAACTTATGAACAGTCACGATGCCCCGATAGAGTGGCGCAAGGGTAATTACAGCAAAGTCGCTGAATATTGCTTGAAAGACGCTGAACTCGTATACGAACTTTGGAAACATGGTATGGAAGAAGGTTTCGTAAAGGCGAGATGTAGAAAAACGGGGGATGTCAAAGAATACGAGGTGGACTGGTAATGTCAATGATAGTCTGCGAAGTATGCGAAAGAGATAATTGGTCAGGGATTAGATGCTCTAAACATAGAGTGTGTACTTCCTGTATAGATTCCATATTGGAAGAATATTTTGAGAGGGAAAATAATGAACGAAAACGAGAGCAACACAAGCGCAGTAGTGCATAATATAAGAGCAGCAAAAAGAGCCGTAATGACGGTCAAGACAACACTTGGCCCGATGGGTATGGACAAGATGATGGTAGATGCCGGTGGTAATGTAATAGTTACTAACGACGGTGCCACTATTCTACAAGAGTTAGACATCAGTCATCCTGCGGCTAAAATGGTAGTCGAAGCGGCTAATACACAAGAGAACATCTGTTACGACGGAACAACCAGTACGGTAGTATTGGCCGGAGAACTACTAGGTAACAGTGAACTTCTGTTTAACAAAGGGCTTCATGCCAATATCATTTGTCGTGGTTACAGAAAAGCCTCTAAGTGGGCCACTGACCACATACAATCACTGGCTTTCAGAGGGTCTAAGCATCTCAGCAATGTAGCAAAGACTTCAATTACAGGCAAAGCGTTAGAATCTAGTGTAGAGCATGTCAGTGGATTATGTGTAGAAGCAGTCAAGAAAGCAGCAGGTGACTTTGAAAGAATTAGAGTTCTATGTCAACCGGGCGGTAGCCTAGATGATTCGTCTTGTTTTAGCGGTGTAGTTTTGCACAAAGAGTTCATGCTACCTGCCATGCCTACTTTGCCAAATGGTCAGGCTTTGCTAATTAACACTGGCTTGAGTGACATCAAAAGCGATGACAATGTTCAACTAAATCTTGGCTCTGCTGCTGAATACCAGCAATACAAGCGACAATCAGGTAGAGAGCAGTGGGTAGACAAAGCCAAAGCCATAACGAACCTTCTACCAGAAGGAGGCGTAGTATTTGTCAGAGACACTGTCCATGAAGTTGTAGGGGCTACATTAGCCAAGCATAACATATCCATGGTGCACAGAATACCTGAAAGTGACATGACAGCATTAGCCAAGTTACTCAACACTACTATCGCTCATACCACAGAAGACCTACAAGAGGCGGTAAAATGCGACGCAGAGTGCAAGACTATTGGTGATATGAAGTATGTCGTAGTCAAGGGTGAAGGAGAAGTCACTACGCTTATTCTAAGAGGCGCTACTAAGCAAACTCTTGACGAGACTGAGCGTGGATTTGAAGATGCTCTCGGTGTAGTCTGTTTGGCTTACAACAGCGATTCAGTTGTCTATGGAGGCGGCTCTGCTTATCTCAATGCAGCGTTGCACTTACGCTCAAGGGCTGCGGAAGCAGGTGGCAGAGAGCAAATGGCTATCGACGCATTTGCTGACGCATTGGAGTCAATACCGGCTACCATTGCTGAGAATGCAGGTCATGACCCACTTGACACTATACTGACACTAAGAAATGAACACAAGGCGGGTAACACTGACAGCGGCCCAGATATAGAAAACGGCGGCGCTTGCTCGATGAAGGAACAAGATGTCTTCGAGCCACTTGATTTAGTCAAACAGGCTATTCAATCGGCCAGTGAAGTTACCATCAGTATACTACGAATCGACGACATCATCGGAAAGCGTGGCGAGTGACATGAGACTATGCTCAAAAAGAGGCTGTTTCAATCTAGCCCACCGAGGATTTAGATATTGTTTAGCGTGTCTCCGTGGAAAAGACGAGGAAGAGTAAAATGGGCCGTGGACCTAACAAGTCGTGTAGGTGCTGTAATATACCTAGGAAAATGAGCCGACTTTATGCTAAAACTAAGCCTCCCGAAGGTGGTAAGGCTACAATGAAAGTGGTCGGTTGGATTTGCTGGGAAAAGAAAAATATGCAACTAGACTTACCTTCCTAACTTCTCAGCCATTTGCCTGAGATAACGAGAGAATCTGCCGCCAGCCCTTCTCGATACAGGCTCAGCCTTACGCTTACGAACACCCTTGAATCCAAGTTGTCCGTGAAAGCGTATGTAGTCGCAGAAGGAGCACTGGTGTAAGACTACGGGCTCGCCTGATACATAGCAACCTGATATCGACAGCGGTAGAGAGATGCGATTACAGTTTTCGCATCTTTGCTTGAGCATGTCAATTAGTCTACCCATCAACTCACCGTATGCAAGTCTAGTTTATGCCAATCAGCACCGTCATAGACAAACTTAGCGTACTGATTGATTGCTACATTGACATTTATCTTAGTACCACTACTGTGCCCACCGCTAGTAGAATCGAAATGTAGAGTATGGCTTCCAGCCTTGTGATATACTTCGACAACATGACCTCTTGGAAAATCACCTGTAGGGTTTATTTTTCTAGCAGCGTCAGTAGTAACTATCCATATATTACCTTGGTCAAAGTTGAATGTGACATCCGCACTGGTCGTCACTACTTCTAATCTATTTGGCCCCAATACATGGGTATCTGTCGAAGGAGTGGCTTGTAGATTTCTTGGATTTGCTGCGTATATCAGCCCATGTTGATTGCCCGCTACATCAGCAGTGTGACTCTGCCATATAGCGCCAAAGGTGCTACCAGCAAAGTCTCCGTTTTCTGGCGAAGTGAAGAAACCGTCTAGGTCAGCGGCTGAATTGATAGAATTAGCGGGATAAACCGTGTTGCCATTTTCTGCTTTTGTCATAGGTGTCAAAAAGTTAACAGTGTTATCTAAAAATGTTCTACGGTCAAAGATGATTGGGTCATTACCTAAGACACCACTAGTACTTATCGTATACCTAAGCACTGCTAAAACCGTACTTTGGTGATTAGAATCGGTGTTGGCTGTTATACTAGGGTCGGACAAGAATCGGTTAGGTATCAAGGGAGTACCTTCTGATGCTACAACTGGTGTACCCATTTCGTACATGATATTGTCTTTGGGTGAACCGTTACCTACCAAATATACCACAACGAATACTTCTGAGTTAGAAGATGGATTGCTTGGTAAATCGCCAGAAAAGTTAGAGTCTGTTTTGACAGTAAAACTGACAGTGCTCGATGGACCTCCTGCAAACTTATACATGATGCCATCTATTTTGCAGTAACCTCCGTTGACTGTAATCAAGCCTGCGTTACCTGCTGTGATATAACCGGGAGTACCAGATACCACGCTGTTTCTAAGCGAATGACCTTTAGCACCGTCGCTTAGTCTCAAGATACCATTGCCGTGTAGCCCTTCGTATAGATTAGTAAGACTAGGACTAGTAAGCCCGTCTCCGTCTCTGAGTCCTTGTGAATTAGCCCCGTAACCTGTTGCGCTTGTATGTCCTGCTTTCGGATTAGTCATTGTCCCACCTCTATAATTGCTGTGAACTTTATTTCGTTATTGCTAGTTTTTTCAATTGAGTTGTAAGTGTATCTACAGAAGTCAGTGGTATCCGTATCATCGCTCGGATTTTTGTACCTAATAACTACCTCTCTCAAAGGTAGCGTGAAACTAACATCTAATGACAGTTTTGCTTCGACTGACAAGGTGTTGTCGTCTATTACTTTGACATCTGGTTTGACGACGACTGCTGGTCTACCTATACCGCCGTCTTGTTGAGTAGCAACAGTACCGTCAAAGCCGAACACCACTTCGTTAATTCTTGCTCTAAGTGTATCTATCAAAAATCTAGTTCCTTCATCTAATAATGGCATATCAACCTCTCCTGTTTTTCAAGTATCTACTTTGTACTGTGCCCAACTTGAGATGGGCGTTCTTTGATTCTGGAACAGTATCTGACCTTATCAGTAGTTCTTCGTTGTCCAGTACCGGGTGAACACTTCTTGATTTGATGACAACAGTATTTGCCCCCACTCCGGCTAGATGAATATGACCTAATTTGTTACCGCTAGATGTGTAGACTGGTTGGTTGTCAGTAGCAAATACAGAAGTGGCGCTTACTCCGTCTACTGTAAATGAGGTCGTGCCTATAGTATGGCCACCACTGTTGTCAATTAAGACACCCGTACTTTGGAGTACACGACCCCCATGTATAGTGTCTCTGTTGGGCTGACCAAGGTTGAATCCTACACCTCTGTTGTTATCGACTCTTTCTGCTATCTCCCAACTAATTTTGACTTTGAAACCGAAAGCAGTACTAAACTCTTCTACGCTAAACTGCCTGTTTCTGTCAAAGTCATCTTCTGATGTGTTGCTTATGTCAACTTCTTGAAATTTCTGCAATACATCTTCAAGCGTACCGTCGACTGAATTGATATGCAAGTCCGATTTACGGTTTATTAAATCATAATTACCACTTAGCACAATTTGTTTGTTATTGTCGGTTCTTGATTGGTAACTAACTAAATCTCCGGGTTGTATATGAGAGCCCTCTAAAACATCTGCCAATATTTTAGAATCATTAGCCTTTTTTGACATTCTAAGCATGTTTTGACCTATTCTTCTAGCACTAGCCTTAGTCAAAGCAGTAGGTGCGTAAATACCACCGGGTACTTCGTTAACAGAGTCGCCTTGAGTGCCAAAATCGTCGACTTGTACAACATTTTTATCATTGTTAGCCCTAGATTTACCTCTAACTACTACTCTGTTGGGTAAAGCGCTGTTATTGTTCTCTGATGTGCCTCCAGAGACTCTGTTTTCAGTCAAAAGATGCTCTCTTTCTATCTGAGTTTGAGGGGAATAGACCAGATTACCGAACCTGTCACTTCTTGGTGAGTAAAAGTCGTGTTTGGCCAAGAATCTGATGGCAGTGAGTGAGTCGATGCCATAGAAATCTTGAGCAACGAATGTACCGCTTGGTCTTTTCACCCTTAAACCGTTGATTGAACTCTGTGAAGTATTACCCAACTTGATTGCTAGGTCAGAAGTTCGCAAACCCACGCCTACTTTCTGAGCAAAACGGATAGTTTTGTCAGTAAAGCCGACATCATGTAACTTTCTACCCTTCAAGTTCTCTATTCCGTACCTGTTACCCTTGTTTGATGTCTTGATTTCGGACATAACCAGCGCTTGGGTATGGTTCTCACTACCAACAGCCAGCGCAGGTAGCGTACTAGTAGTGGTCACTTTGTCACCATCATAAAACAAAGAGCCTTCATAGGTCATACTGTCTGTCGGATTGTGAAGCAAACGGATAGTATCTTCTTCCTCGATGAGTTTGTATCTGCGCTCAGGTGTAGGTATGAAGTCCGTTTTGGTAGGTTTGTTAGCCGCAAAGCCAGCCTTTACTTTGGTGTATTGGGCGTGGCGTACAGCGTTATCAACAAAGCGTGGCTTACGAATCTTCTTCATCACAGTGTCCTGAGCAGCGTCTGCTCGACCTGTTGATTGATTCTTACCCAGTGCCATGTTCACTCCCCACTATGGTCCCCTGTATTATAAGATGCATCCCCTTTGCTGCCCTTTGGATGTAGCGTCTGGCTGTGTCTTGGCTGAACACTGTAATCACCCTCATCATCATCTATAGAACGACGACTTGCGTCGGCTCGGAAGTGCTCAAGGGTGTTTTCTGACATGACCATTCTGGCGACTGGGCTAGTGATATCTGACTTGTCGTAACCTGTGACATCGACACCGGGTATGTTCGGCCCTTGACTGACAGGCACAGTTGTACTGGTCGCTGGGTCTACTGTATAGACAGGTGCGTAAGGTGGGCTACTTGGTGTACCTGTTCTAGCACCCGGTGCATCACTAGTAAACATACCATACTTACCGCCAGCAGTAGCCCTGTAGAAGTTTGAGTTTTCTTGAGGGCTTCTATATTTCAGCGCTACATAAGACCTGAACATCTGACTGTGTTTGAAGTCAAGTCCAAACGCTGGTCTGTACAAGAATTGTATGTTGCTGTCAGAGTTATTTATGTTTTGAGATATAGGGTCGTGGTCATCATCTTGGTAAGGGTTGGAAGGGTTCCAAGTACTTTGAGATATACTGATATTATAACGAATACTTAGATAACCCTCTACTAAATTCATCTCGGCTTCTGTTAATTTTCTATTGTAGTGTATAACTTCTGCTATTTTCCCTAATAGTGGGAAAGTATTTGGAGAGGGGCCGTCGTTTAACCGACCTAATTGAGTTGGCTCTGATTGATTTTTATGATAGTTAGGAGTAGAACTCGCTACATCCACGCCATCAATTCTGAGTTTCTTTGCAGTGACTACTCCTCCTACACCGTTACCACCTTCTATAGATAAATTAACTATGTTGGGCGTATCGACAACAGCACTTCCCGTAGCGGCAGTAAGTTCTGTATTCCAACTACTTGCGCTTCTACCAGTCCAATATTCCCATCTATTGTTACTACCTGACATATTAGCGTATACATTGTAACCTCTTAATCTAGTTGGACTGGTTAAATAACTTCTACTTTCATAGCCTAATTGGTAGTTATTGTTATCATTATTAGTAGACATCACTAAGATTGTAGTAAACTCGTTAGTATTAAGACCAGCGTCAAAAGTCCTTAATAAAGCATCATTGCTACTGAACTGTACACACGGTTTGTTGTTAAATGTGGAGTCTGATGCCAAAAAAGTTGGTTTGTCATTAGCGACTGATTGACTGAAATCTCTGCCGTTTCCACTACGGTCTTTCCATTCGGAAATAGCATCCCCGTTGTCTACATCAATAGAGTCGGCTCTCAGCCAAAGAGCCAAACCGTTTTGTGGTATCTGTTGACCCCACCCTTTGACATCTAGGTTACCAGCGTGTTTGTTCCAGTCCATCACATAAGTACCGCCAAGTGGCCACATAGCGTGTGCATCAGAGTGTTTGACGACACCAGTGACAGGAGCAGCGCTCCAATCAAGGGCAGTCATATCTAAGTCCTTGAGAGTTCTGCTTCCAAAGTTATATGCTCCTCTGATGTTAGTCCTTTGTCCAACTTCCCTATCTGTATGTAGACTATGGGCTTCAGTTGACATGACGATGTATTCTCTACTTACGCCGTCGTTTAGTTCAGCAATAGTATCTACATCTAGCCCCAATCTGACATCATCTCTTGATACAGGCTCGGCACCTCTAGTATCTGCGTTGACAGTTTCGATGGCCTCACCAACATGTGCACTAGGCTTGAGTAACCCGTCATCGGAATCTAAGTCTACTCTATCGCTGATGCCTCTTTCGATTTCACCAGCCTGCAATGTCTCGTTGCTTGGTCTGACCAAACCTTGTCCGTAGACAGGTTCGGCTGTGTTACTTGATAGTACAAGTCCAGTAGCGTCATGATTTTCGCTGACAGCCATAAGTAGACTTTCGTTGAAGACTGTAGGCCATCTACAGCCTCTACCGTCTCCTCGGTCACCGACTCTCAGCATACTTGCTGGATTAAACCAGTCAACGGTTCCCATGTTGGTGCCGTCGTTATTGACTGTATTCGCATTACCACTTTGTCTGTCATTACCGTCGCCACCAAACAAACCATTTGCAGCGGGTCTGTGAGTGACATTCGTATCTTTGTAAGCATCTTCTGGGTCCCAAGAAGGCCGTAGCCCGAATCCTCTTACAGGGAAACGCCTGACATCTTCACCACGAGTGTTGCCCCACCAGTCGACCATGTAATGTCTGTGGGCTTGCGACAACTCTTCGATACCTTGTCCTTCTTCATCATTAGGGAAGAAACGAGTTACAGTAGATGCATTTCTTGCAGTTCTAACTGGGCAACCAAACGGCCCTGTCATTCTTCTACCATCACTGTACCTGACCTGACGACCAAGTTGGTCTTGTCCAAGTAGACTAGAAACTTGCGTTATTCTTTCAAGTATACCTACATACAGTGCATTGAAATCGACATCTGTTTGACCGCTGATACTACCTACATAATCCCAGCCATTTGTCTTAGAATCTTGTTGGATTAGCGGCCCGTTGTAGTATCCAAGCATAGCATTTGAATCGGCTACTTCTAACCAACCACGAATGTAAGGAGACCACCTTGGTCTGTTGTACAATTGCCTAACTGCCATTCTATAACCGAAACATCTGTTTCTATCGTTGGGCAAAGATAGCGTAGCAACTCCAGTTGAGTCTTGATATGTCTCACAGTCCATGCCAAAGGTATCACTACCCCAACCCATTAGTGAATGCCCATATGATTCGAGTCTACTAACAGCACCTGCACCGTGGCTTCC